CCTTCGCCTAAACCGAGGTTTATGAGAAACAAACGCCTGGCCCTGCGCCGGGCTGCACTGGCACACTTGCGGCCATTTGCGGAGAATCCAGCGTGCTGATTGGCTATATCAGGGTATCAACAAATGACCAGAATACGGATTTACAGCGGGTTGCGCTGCAGAGCGCAGAATGTGAGCTTATTTTCGAGGACAGGATAAGCGGTAAAACCAGCGAAAGGCCGGGGCTGAAGAAGGCGCTGCGCTGCCTGCAGCCCGGCGACACGCTGATCGTGTGGAAGCTCGACCGGCTCGGCAGAAGTATGCGGCATCTGGTCATGCTGACCGAGGAGCTGCGCGAACGTGGCGTTAACTTCCGCAGCCTGACCGACAGCATTGATACCAGCACGCCGATGGGCCGGTTTTTCTTTCACGTCATGGGGGCGCTGGCTGAAATGGAGCGCGAGCTGATAATAGAACGCACCCGCGCCGGGCTGGCTGCTGCGCGGGATAAAGGGCGCATCGGCGGCAGGCGGCGCGTGATGACGCCGGACGTTATCGGCCGCGCTGAAAGAATGCTGGCGAATGGCGCAACACTGCAGCAGATTGCGCTTGTGCTGGAAGTCTCAGTAAAGACCCTTTACCGGTACATACCGGCCGACAGGCAGCGCCAGATTATTAATTCTGTCTGCTGACTGACCAGCAAACCCCCATCAGATGCACAGTAAAACCTGACCTGACACCCTGAGCACACCCTCAAAACGGAGTGCATCAGATGTCTGATTATCATCATGGTGTCCGCGTCGTCGAACTCAACGACGGTACGCGCACCATTACAACCGTATCAACCGCAATCGTGGGCATGGTCTGCACCGCGCAGGATGCGGACGCGGCAACCTTCCCGCTTAATACGCCGGTACTTATCACGAACGTGCAGGGCGCTGTCGGTAAGGCTGGCAAAAAAGGCACGCTTGCGGCTGCGCTGCAGGCCATTGCTGACCAGTCCAAACCTGTGACCGTCGTCGTGCGCGTGGCTGAAGGTGCCGACGAAGCCGAAACCACGTCCAATATCATCGGCGGCACGGATGAAAACGGCCAGTATACCGGCATGAAAGCGCTGCTCGCCGCGCAGACACAGCTCGATGTTAAGCCGCGTATTCTCGGCGTGCCGGGGCTGGACTCGCTGGCAGTGGCAACCGCGCTTGCCAGCATTGCGCAGCAGCTGCGCGCCTTCGCCTATGTGTCAGCGTGGGAATGCAAAACCATTTCCGAAGCCCGCCTGTATCGCCAGAACTTCAGCCAGCGTGAGCTGATGGTTATCTGGCCTGATTTCCTTGCGTGGAACACCGCGACCAGTAAATCCGACACGGCCTATGCCACTGCCCGTGCGCTGGGCCTGCGCGCCAAAATCGACAACGACACGGGCTGGCATAAAACCCTGTCTAACGTCGGCGTTAACGGCGTGACCGGCATTTCCGCATCAGTGTTCTGGGATTTGCAGCAGACCGGCACCGACGCCGACCTGCTCAATGAGGCCGACGTCACCACGCTGATCCGTAAAGACGGTTTCCGCTTCTGGGGCAACCGTACCTGCAGCGATGACCCGCTGTTTCAGTTTGAGAACTACACCCGTACGGCGCAGGTACTGGCTGACACGATGGCCGAGGCGCATATGTGGGCGGTTGATAAACCGCTGACGCCGGTTCTGGTGCGCGAGATTATCGCGGGCATCAATGCGAAATTCCGCGAGCTGGTTAACGCCGGTTATCTGCTGGGGGCATCAGCCTGGTATGACGAAAGCGCCAACGATAAAGACACCCTGAAGGCGGGCAAGCTCTTTATCGATTACGACTATACGCCGGTTCCGCCGCTGGAAGATTTAACCCTGCGCCAGCGCATCACCGACACATATCTGGCGAACTTCGCCGCATCCGTAAACAACTGAGGAGCCGGATAAATGGCACTGCCACGCAAACTGAAGGGCATGAACCTTTTTAATAACGCCAACAGCTATCAGGGCGTCGTCACCGCCGTGACCCTGCCGAAGCTGGCGCGCAAGCTCGACCCGTTCCGCGCAGGCGGCATGAGCGGCGCGGCCTTTATCGATAACGGTCTGGAAGATGACGCGCTCGATGTTGAATGGAGCATCGGCGGCATCGATGAGCTGGTTCTCACGCAATGGGGCGCGTCTAACATTCCCCTGCGCTTTACCGGCTCTTACCAGCGCGACGATACCGGCGAGGAAATCGCGGTAGAGATTGAAGTACGCGGTAAGCATCAGTCGTTTGATTTCGGCGAAGCCAAACAGGGTGAAGACACCGAAACCAAAATCACCAGTAAAAACACCTATTACAAGCTGACCTTTAACGGCAAAGAGCTGATCGAAATCGACACCATCAACATGGTGGAGAAGGTCAACGGCGTTGACCGTCTTGAGCAGCGCCGTAAAAACCTCGGCCTGGTATAAACCCTGACGCCAGCACCCGCCGCTGGCTTTACCTGACTACAGTGAACAGAGAACAATCATGGAAAAGAAAGATAACGTTGTTGAGTTTGAAACCCCGCTGCAGCGCGGCGAAACCGAAATCAAAAGCGTGGAGCTGATTAAGCCGAATGCCGGAAGTCTGCGCGGCGTGCGCCTGGCTGATCTGTGCCAGTCAGATGTTGATTCCCTGCTGACCGTGCTGCCCCGCATTACCCTGCCAGCACTGACAAAGGCCGAGTGTAACGCGCTTGACCCGGTTGACCTGATTGCGCTGGGCGGAAAGGTGATCGGTTTTTTGCAGTCGAAGTCGGACGAATAGACTGGCCGCACGGCCTGACGGTCAATGACCTGATGGCCGACATTGCCACGATATTTCACTGGCAACCCTCCGAGATGTACGACATGCCGCTGGCCGAGCTGATGGACTGGCGGCATAAAGCCTTTATCCGCAGCGGAGCAACCCCGGATGAGCAATAACCTCAAGGTGCAGGTGCTGCTGAATGCGGTAGACAAAGCCTCGCGCCCCTTCAAAGCCGTGCAGACTGCTGCCAAAAATCTGTCATCTGACATACGCCAGACGCAGACGACTATTAAGGAACTGGACGCGCAGGCGGGGAAAATTGATGGCTTCCGCAAGGCCAGTGCGCAGCTGGCCGTCACGCAGCAGAGCCTCAAAAACGCAAAGCAGGAGGTAGCAGCGCTGGCCGTGCAGTTTAAAAACACGGAGCGCCCGACGACACAGCAGGCCCGCGCACTGGAAAAAGCCCGTCAGGCAGCGTCTGAGCTGCAGATGAAGTCCAACAGCCTGCGCCTTTCGGTGCAGCAGCAGCGCGAAGCGCTTAACGCAGCGGGGATTTCTACTAAAAGCCTGAGCAGCGAGCAGCAGCGCCTGAAATCCGCCTCGGCGCAGGCTACGGTCAGCCTGAGCCGCCAGAAAATGGAGCTGCAGCGGCTGAATGCACAGCAGGAGCGACTGAACCAGACCAGCGAGCGCTACCGCAAAGGGCAGGAGCTGTCGGGTAAGGTGCGCAACATGGGCGCGGCCGGTATCGGTGCCGCCACGGTCGGCGGCATGGCGGCAACGTCGCTGCTGATGCCGGGCTTTGAGTTTGCACAGAAGAATTCCGAACTGCAGGCCGTGCTCGGTGTAGCAAAAGACTCAAAGGAAATGAAAGCCCTGTCTGCGCAGGCGCGCCAGCTGGGTGATACAACCGCCGCCTCTGCCGATGATGCGGCAGGTGCACAAATCGTTATTGCCAAAGGCGGCGGCGATGCTGCTGCCGTTCAGGCCGTTACGCCGGTCACGCTCAATATGGCGCTGGCAAACAAACGCACGATGGAAGAAAACGCCGGGCTGCTGATGGGGATGAAATCAGCCTTCCAGCTCTCAAACGATAAGGTCGCACACATCGGCGACGTGCTGTCGATGACGCTGAATAAAACGGCTTCTGACTTTGACGGGCTGAGTGATGCGCTGACCTACGTCGCCCCGGTAGCGAAAAATGCAGGCGTCAGTATCGAGCAGGCGGCAGCAATGATCGGCGCTCTGCATGACGGGAAAATCACCGGCTCAATGGCCGGTACCGGAAGCCGCGCTGTGCTGAGCAGGCTGCAGGCTCCTACCGGCGAATCATTTAAAGCTATCAAAGAGCTGGGAATTAAGACCGCAGACGGCAAAGGAAATACCCGCCCGATCTTCACCATCCTGAAAGAAATGCAGGCAAGTTTTGATCGTCACAAGCTGGGAACAGGCCAGCGCGCCGAGTACATGAAAACCATCTTCGGCGAGGAGGCCAGCTCATCGGCCGCCCTGCTGATGACTGCTGCCTCAACCGGCAAGCTCGACCAGCTGACCGCCGAGTTTAAAGCCTCTGATGGCAAAACTGCCGAGCTGGTCCAGGTCATGCAGGATAACCTCGGCGGCGATCTGAAAGAGCTGCAGTCTGCGTATGAGGCTATCGGCACCGACCTGTTTGATCAGAACGACGGCAGCCTGCG